TTATATTTTATTAAAGTATAATATTCATTAATATTTCTTTGATTTTCTAATGATTTTAGTAAATTATTTATTTTATTTTCATATTTTAATATATTTTGTACATCAATATTTATATTATATCGTTTTAATATTTGTCCATATTTATAAAGATATTTTTTATATTCATTATAAATATTAGGATTATTATACATATCTTTATTTATAGATAAAGATATCTGGTCAAAAAATAAAATATTTTTTTTATTATTAAATAAATTTTCTTCTACTTTAATATCAAATAAATGATCTATTCCTATATTTGTTAAATAAGCTAATGTAGTTTCAAGATCATTAGATTTTATAAAATCTATTAAAGGAAATACAATATCAAATTTTTTTTTTGATAATCCTAATTTATAAATATGTTTTAATAATTTATTATTAAATATTATTTTTTTTATTTTTTTCTTATTTTTTTCATGTAATATAGTAAATTCTGTTATTTTTGCTTTACTATCATCTAATTTTATACTTTGTAACCATTTATAATTAACATATGTATAAAAATCATCTTTTAGATTTATTCTCATATAATAAAAATAAAGATATTATTTATTGTACATTTTATTTATTTATTATTTGCAAAAAAATACACGTTAATTCTGTTGCTAAGACAAAGGCCACAGCAGCTACAATTGCATCAGCAATTTCCTATGTAGCTTTTTTTTCAACTTTTTTATGTAATATTGTAAATTCTGATATTTTTGTTTTATTATCATCTAATTTAAAAAAAAAAATTGAAATTTTTTTTTATTGTACATTTTTATTATTTTTTATTGTTGTAAATCATACCTGATGTCAGGTTCTGTTATCATCGTTATGAATGAAGGTATGTCTAATCAAGAACGTATCAAAGTTGATTTTACTCAAATCAATGATATCGAGACATTTAATAAAATGACAGAGTGCGCTATTGCTCAGTACAATGCAAAAGCAGATGCTGCTATTGCAAAGACAACTACAGACAAAGTCGCTGCTAAAAATGCTAAAGTGAGTTCCGACAAAGCGTCAGACATTATGGCCACATCGAAAGCATCATTCACATTCACCCTAAAAGGGACTACCACTGTAGTTACAGCTGCCATTGTCAATTAATAACCTATGTCAATACTACCAAGTACTGTTCATAAAATTCATTTATTGATTATTACTTGAAGTCTGCATTAATTACTTTAGTAAACTTATAAAGTTATCACAAAATACACATCGATATAAAATGTAGATGAATCAGATAAATAAGAATATTTATGATAATTATGATTGTAACAATAGTAACAATAGCGATGATGGCAATATAGATTTAAAATAATAATTTCTTTTATACACTTGATTTTTTTAATATCTTTAAGATCATATAAAAAATTGAAATTTTTTTTTATTATGATAATCATCTATTAAATATTACTTGAACGACAAACTTGCAAACTAAAAAACAAATACACAAATGTCTGGAGGCGTTGGTTCTGGTTCTGGTTCTGGTTCTGGTTCTGGTTCTGGTTCTGGTTGTCGCGTGAACACCTACACCTTGCATCAAATTGCACAGAATCACCACAACCAGCAAATAGCCGCAGATCATACCGCCATGCAGGATGGTGAAGTAGAAGCCTTTGAAACTGTTTAGTAATATATGTTACTGAATAATACAAAATTTTTTTGCTTAAAAAAAAATTGAAATTTTATTATATTGTAAATTTTATTTATTAGTTATTAAAAATTGCATAGACAATACATTTTCTTTTTTGCTTTGTTGTGTTTTTTTGATAGCAATACTGAGAAGTGTGCATAAAAAAGCGTTGCGTATATTTATATTTATATTTATATTTATATTTATATTTGGTGATTTGTATATACGATCAGCAGCAATTGCAAACCATGGGTTCTCTTTCTTCTAAGCTGTTTCACGATAAGCCCTTTCCAGACAATGCTGGGGCCCTGCATGTAATGCGCCCACAAGAGCGTACAACTGCAGCCTACGGACCTAGCAAGATGCCGCACGTGCAGAGACGCAAGACTTTTCCCAGTCGCGACGCCATGGGTCGCATTATTATTGAGGATGGTATGAATCGCCTTTACGCTGGCTGGCCGCCGTCACATGTGGGAATCTTTATCACCCCCATGCGTGCCGACTTCATCTTCAGTACGCTGCTTTATAATACTGAAGATCTCAACACGTATATGAAGAAGCACAATATGTTAGCGTTCTGCTTGATTAGCTCGCACGAGGTTTTGATGCTCATTGACATTCCTTATGAGAAAGCCTGTGAGAAGCAAGCCAATTTAGTTGCTACTGGTAAGAAGCATGCAGAACACGAGGGCATAAAAGCTATGGCACACAATTTAGCTACTGGCCCAAATCGCCTCACAGAAACACAGTTGCAAAAGGTAGTTGTGCGTTTGTGCAACGCATACCGCGAGTTTGGTGTGGGTGCCCTAATCATGCATGAGGATAAGTTTTCTTACTATGTTATGGTACCAAACGAGAAGGACTATGCCATCCACAAAACTATGTATGATAAGAGCGAAATGGAGCTCAGAAAAAATGACAACATTCGCTACACTAGCTCTAAGCGCACACGGTCAGGAAAACAGTTTGACAAGTACAACAACTAGCTCGCTACTGACCTGTAAATAAACAGTAGATACAGCCCTCAAAGAGCTGTATCTACTAATTATTCGTGCGTGTATTTTGCAACGGTTAGCGCATTGAAGATAAAAAAAATTGAATTATTTATTTTTAGTAATTTATTTATAAAAAAAATTTTTATAAATATAAAAAACTATGTCTATTGAACTTAGAACACAACAACTTAAAAGAATAAATTTATACTTAGAAACTTTTGAATCTGAAAATATTATTAAATATAATAAGATACGTTATATTACTGAATTACTATTAGATGAAAATGATATTGATCTATTAAAATGCTTTAGATCACATAATTTTAAAGATACATTTTTAGATTGGTATGTAGTAAATTGTAAAAAAATATATAATAGCAAAAGATTTAATGAAAAACAGTGTATTCCGTCTGATTTAGAGTGGTTACTTAATAATATTTTAATATTACGTAAATATAATAATTGCAATTATAATTTTGAATTAAAACATGAATACACATTTATAGAACCATATTATATTAATAATATTATTGATAATTTAAAAAATCTTAAGTGTATTATTCAGTATAGTCTTTATAGTTTATAAGTAATATTTAATAAACATGAAATCCATTCTTTTTTCTCCCATTTATTATGATTATCTGGTATTGTATTTGATTGTAAAGATTTAATTATACTCATTAAATTATCATTTCCACCTATTAAATTATTATGCCAATATATTTGAGGAAATGTTGGATGATATTTTTTTCTTTCTATTTTATTATCACTTGACTCTATTTTATTATGTTCAATACCGTATTCTTTAAATGTTTGTAAAGCTTTTTGACTATGAGGACAATATTCTAAATAATAAATATTTATCATAATATATTATTAATAAATATATTATTTATTATTTTTAAAAAAATTGAAATTTATATTTGTTGTTATATTTTAATTAATCTGTGACAAAAAATAATAAATGGATATTCAAGAAGAGTATGATAATTTGCAAGAGAATAAATATGAATATGAATATGAATATGATAATTCATACGACAATACAAAAGAGTATAAAAATATATATGATAGCATAAGAGGAGTTACTGATGATCAAATATTATTAAAAAGAATAATATTATACTTAATAAATTTTGAATCAAAAGATATTATTTCATATAATAAGTTGCGTTTTTTTACTGAATTACTATTAAATGAAGAAAATATTAATATTTTTATATGCATTAGTAGCAAATTTGATCCTAATTTTTATCTACATGATAAATTAGATATAAATTTTCGAACACCCGAATTAGATTTTTATTTAAAAAATCGTACAGAGTTATATAAAAATAAAAATTTTAATTTACAGTTTTATATTGACTCTAATTTAGAGTGGTTATATGATAATATTATTGCATTAAACCGTTGGAATAATAATACTGATGAATTATGTGAAGATATTAAGTTCAAAAAACCACCTTACTTTGAGTCTATTATAAAAAATTTTAAAACATCATATAAACATTATCTTAAAAAAATAAAAAAAGAGAATAATAAAATAAATAAAAGAGTAACAATAACTTATAAATAGTATAAATAACAATTAATTTTTTTTATCAATAAAAAATTGAAAATGTAATTATTTAATCATTTTAATATTGTTAAATAATTGAAAACAGTTAAAAAAACAATGTTTAAAGTCTCTAAAAAGTCTGATAATACTGCATCTAGAGATACCAAATTGACTATAACTATACAAGTTATTAATATTATTTATAAGTATTTGGATAATAATATTACAATAAAAATGAGATTAAGCTGTAAAGAAATAAAAAAAGAAATGGACAAAAAATGTATTGCTATCTTTAATACATCTTTTCAGAAATTATATAATATTGGAAAATTAGATAAAAATACTTTTAATACTCTTTCTAATATCACTCAACTTTATTTTAATACTAGTGATAAAGATAGTAATTATATAGGTACAATTGTCAAAGCAAATAAACTAGCAAAATTAATTGCATTATGTCCATTAATAAATGTGATTCATTTAGATGATGTTATGGGACATAATTATCATATTAATACAATTATTATAAATAAACTTTGTAATTGTATTAATTTACAAATGCTTACATTATCATCGAATAATATTAATAGTGATGTATTAGAAGAACTTTGTAATAATATTATTGAATGTAAAAAAATACATACACTTAATATAAGTAATAATGAGTTCGGTACTAATTCTTGTGGATTTGTTAAATTAGCAAATATACTTGAAATTTTAGAATGTTTATCTTCTCTTGATATAAGTATTAATGATTTAGGTGATATAGGATTAGCTGCAATAGCAGCTGCATTACCAAACTGTTTAAAATTGTCTTGTCTCCATCTGAGTAGCATAGGTATAAGTGATATAGGATTTGGAATACTCTCATCTGTACTACCAATGTGTACAGAATTAAAAACTCTTGATATTAGTAACAATGAATTAAGTGATATAGGAATCACAACATTTACAGCTGTATTACCAATGTGTCTAAAATTAAAAACTCTTGATATTAGTGACAATGAATTAGGTGATATAGGAATCACAAAACTTGCAGCTGTGATACTACGGTGTCAAGTTTTATCTTCAATTAAAATAGGTGCTAATAATATAACTAATACTGGATTAAATATATTTGCAAAAGCAATTATTAATTCTAATTTACATTCTCGTTTATCAACTCTTGATATAAGTAAAACTAATATCGGTGAAGGTGGGATATCTATATTAAAAGATTTACTTCCAAAATGTTTAGTTTTGTCTAATCTTAATCTTTCAAAAACTTGTAAAGATATTAGTTTTACAGGATTAAAAAGTCTTGCAAAAACATTTATAGTATGTGAACAATTATCTGATCTTAATATTACATCAAATAATTTTAGTTACAAAGGATTACAAATAATTGCAAGTGTTTTCCCTCTATGTAAATCATTAAAAAAAGTTTATATCACAATTGAAAATGACAATAGTAACCAAATAATTAAAAATGTTTTACCTCTTTGCTACGAGTCACTCGAATTTTATTATTAACGCTATTTTAAGCTTTCTAGTAATTAATAATAAAAAAATTGTAAATTTATTTCTTTAACAAATTTAAGTTCATTTATATTCACAATTTCACAATGAATATAAATACATTTCCTGATTTTCTTAGTACAGTTCCATCAGAAGACTTGACAAGGACTTGGCCAGCTAATAGGACTATTATGTTAAGAATGACATCAAAGCAAATTAAAGATATAATAGATAATAAATATCTTTCAACCGTTATCTATTTAAAATATATAAAACCTGTAGATATAAAGTTTATAATGAATCAACTATCTTCACTTGTTACCACATGTCAAATAACAAGTCTTGATCTACCTGATATTGATATGAAAAAAAGATTTAAAAAGTTTAAAGAAATATTAACTAAATGTAAATTGAATAAGCTCAATTTATATAATAATAATTTAGGTGATGAAGAAATTGAAAGCATTTCTGAAATACTTGTGGAAAACGAACAATGTTCAGTATTACATTTAGCCCATAATAAAATTACAGAGATAGGTTTAAAAAGCCTTTTAAAATTATTGAACAATAAAAATATTAATATTGGACAAAGTATAGATTTAAATCTTTGTAACAATAATATAGGTTATGAATATGAAAGAGTAAAGAGTATTGAATTATGTTCAACTTTATCTAATCTTAATCTTTGTTGTAATAAAATAAGTAATATTGATATTGATAAAATACTGTTACATAATAAAGAGTTAAAATCTCTTGATCTCAGTCAAAATAGGATAAGTACATTTAATTTTAATATAAGTCTTAATAATACATTTATATTAGAAAATCTCAACCTCAGCTATAATCAAATTGATATATTAGGTGCTAGTAGTCTAAGTAAAATACTAGAAAAATGCCATAAACTTTTAACTCTTAATCTTAGTCATAATAATATTTGTACAGAAGGAGCTACATGTATTATTGAAAAGTGTTTATCGCTAACTACTTTATATCTTACAGCAAATATGATTGCTGATGATGGAATAGAAAAACTTACACAATTATTAATAGAAAGAACTTTTCTTACTAAGCTTACTCTAAGTGGTAATAACATTGGAAAAGATATAACTGATAATCTTATTGAAGTACTCGGAGATAGAGTCAAATTAATTTATTAATAAAAAATTGAAATTTTAATTACTTAATGTTTTATACAAGTTAATTGAAAGTGACAATGTTTCTACAACTTATAAATGTTCTAACAAATATTCCTAAAGATGTTTGGCGTAATGTATTGCCTATTGATAGAACAAATATGCTACGACTTGTATCTAAAAATATAAAAAATGATATTGATTTAATACAACCTTTTACTAATATTGAAATGACTTTTAACATTAGCGATTTTAAATATCGTATAACTGCAGAAAAAATAGTAAAAGCTTTGAAGGAAATAATAAAAATAAGTGTCCGCTGTAGTATAAAAAAATTATATCTAGTGCAATGTGATATTAAAAGAGAATCAGCTTTTCAGTATCTTGGAAATGTGATAGAAAAATGTAAATATATAGAAGAACTAAATCTTAGTAATAATTCAATTAATAATCATGGAATAAATATTATTGCAGAAAAGTTAATACATTGTCCTGAAATAAAACAAATAAAACTCGGAGGAAATCATATTACTGATTTTGAAAGTCTGCAAGTCTTAGCTAATTGTAAAAAACTAACTTTAATTGATATTAATAATAATATTTTTGGCGATATCGGAGCAATTAGCTTTGCAAATGTAATTGTAAATTGTGAAAATATATCAAAAATAGTACTTAATAATAATGACATTGGACCAGAAGGCATAAGAAGACTTGCAAAAGTTTTTGAAAATCTTAGATGTCTTGCCAGTATTAATTTAAGTACTAATAGATTAAGTTCAACAGGAGTAACAATTCTTGCAGAACATCTTATAAAATACTCAAAATTATTTAGTTTAGATATCAGTTATAACCATATAGGTGATGGTGGAGCAGAAAATATTGCATATGCATTACCATATTGTAAATCATTAGCTAATCTTGATCTTTGTGGTAATCTAATTAGCGATGATGGAGCAAACTGTTTTAAAAATGTTTTTTCACAATGTTTAGCGTTACGTTATATTAATTTGGACAAAAATAAAATCACGGATGAAGGATCTGACAGTCTTGCTAAAGTGTTATCAGAATGTCCAAATATTATATGCTCGCGTTGTATCTAGTTGTATCTAGTTGTATCTAATTGTATCTAATTATATATAATTGTATTTAATTATATATAATTGTATCTAATTATATCTAATTATATCTAAATAGCTAAAAAAATTGAATTTTGTTTATATTATATATTTATTTATTTTCTAAAATTATTAAAAAATATCATAATGACAACTACTTCTACTGATGACGTTCAAAACGCTATTAAGCTTTTTGCAGACAAGCACGCTGATGCACTTGAAGCTTGTAAGCAGTATATAGCTGCTGAAAAATTTAGTAATCTTGATGCAACTGGCATACATCGTTTGATAGATGCTTATATGACAATTGCATCTACTGATGATGTTAAATACGCTATTAAGCTTGTTATTGATAAACATTACGAAGCCTTAGAAGCGAGTAAGCAGTATTTAGCTAGTGAAAAGTCGAGTAAATTTAATTTTGATGCAACTAGCATACGTAATTTACTTAATGCTTGTGACGTTGGACGTAAGCTAGATGCATATAATATAACAGCTGCTGCTTTTGTTAATAAATTCTCAGGCATGAGCTCAAATGATGCTAATGTTTGTAAGACTCTATATATGATAGCATCTGAAAAAAATTCTGCAACAGTTGCAGCTGCTGAATTTTCAAAGCTTTCAACTATGCTTTAATAAATATAAAAATTATAAGAATTATAGACAGATTAAGATGTATTTTCATGTATCAATAGTATAATACATGGAAATATATGGAAATATATGAAAATACATGGAAAAGACTCCAAATAAAAAGTTAATTTATATTTACTAAGACTATTTAATATGCATAAGTTCCCCAATGTCTACATTTAAATTTAGTATATATATATATTTTTCCTTCTAATTGCCTCCATCTATCACAAAACCAGTAATCTTCTGATAAATATATACCATCTTTTAATTCTGTATCAAAATAACGAAAATATTTTATATCCATAGCATTATATATATCATTTGGAAATTTTTCGCGCATTTTTTCAAATACATTTCTTTGAACTAATAATATTCCTGTCCCAGTATACCTTGTTTCAATAAAATCATCATTAACATTAATAGTCGGATCATCTAATAAAATCAATACTGGTTCTTTTGTCATTGCTTGTATTGTATCTGTTGTTAATGGTGTTATATTGGTATTGTTTACCAGTTCAGTTATTTTATCCCAATTTATTTTTTTTTTTGGATATACTCCTCCAACAACAGGTTTATTATAATCTAACATTTTTATAATATCTTCAGGTTCAAATTCTATATCTGCATCTAAACATAATAAATGTGTATATTTTGTAGAGCTCATAAAAGTATGTGTTAATGTATTTCTTGCTCTAGGTATAAGACTTTCATTATAGCAATATTCATAATCTACTAATATACCTTTATCTCTACATAATCTTTCAAATTTTAATAAACTTGTTAAATATCCTGCAAATAATTGTCCACCATATGCTGGTGTTACAACTAATATTGAAATATCTTTATATAATGACATAATATATATTTATATTTCATTGTTTAAATAATTTTTTAAAAAAAAAAATTGAAATTTTTTTTCTTAATTAATCTTTCCAAATTTAAAATTTTTTTGAAGCAATAATAATGATAAGCCTTTACGAAGTTTTAGAAACAATTCCATATGATGACATGCGAAGAAACTTAAAATTGCCATTAGATAATATGAATAATCTTAAATTAGTCTCTAAGCAAGTCAATAATATATTAAATAAGATAAAACCATTTATCTCTGTCATCCATGACGTCATCCAAGACAACTTAAAAATAAATGTAAATATTAATTTAAAACTCATTCTTAAAATGACTAAACAATTTACTATTGTCGAACTCGTGTTAAAAAATATTAATAAACACTATTATATTGATTATTTGAACTTAAAGCTGATTTCTAATATAATTAAAAATTGTCCACAACTAGAAAAGTTTGATTTTGAAGTTAATTATATTAAAGATTATAGAATAAATATCCTTTATGAAGCACTTGTCAAGTGTAAACACTTGAAACACCTTAATCTTGGATACAATGATATTAGTCCAAAAAAAGTTAAAATTCTTACAAAATCACTTGACAAGTTTACAAAACTAGAAGAGTTCATATTAAATAGCAATAATATAATTGGCGATGATGGAATAAATAGCATTATAATAGCACTTATGAAGTGTAAAATAACATACATCAATTTTGATGATACAAATATCACAGTAATTGGTGCAACATTTTTAGCAAAAATGCTATTACATTTCACATATTTACAAAAGTTATCACTATATGGAAATTCCATTGGCGATGAAGGAACATCTATCTTAGCAGAAGTGCTACCGCAATGTAATCTAGTTTCTTTAAATATTAGTGGAAATAATTCAGGACTACATGGAGCTAAAAGTATTGCATTAGTGTTACCACAATGTACATCATTGACTGAACTTTTTATTGGTTTTAATGAATTAACAGATGAAGGAGCTAATAGTTTAATTTCAGTATTACCTCAATGTAAGTTAGCTACTTTTGATATAAGTCAAAATAATTTAGGATTAGATGTAGCTAAAAAACTTAAATTAGTATTGCCACATTGTACATCATTGACTGAACTATATATTGGTGGTAATACATTTAGTAATAAAGGAATCAGGAGCATAATAAGCGTACTAAGACAATGTAAACAACTTAAAAAACTCCTATTATGGCATAGTAAAATTACTGACAAAACAGCTAATATGCTTAAACATATGTTACAACAATTACCAAATTTTATATATATCAATTTACACGCAAATTACATAAGTAAAAAAAGAATAGATAGCTTAAGAGAATCCTTATCAGAATCAAATATAGAATGCTTTTTTGGTAAGCAAAATGATTTGTGATTGATTTGTCAAAAAAAATTGAAAATTTTATTATTTAATAAATCCTAGGCCTTAAATATATTTGAAGCCATATAATGGATTTAAGGCGACGTTTTCGAATTGGTAGAAAAATGTCACACATTTTGCGTCATTGTCCACCACCAAAAAGCATTGACTCGTTTGGATGGATTTATGTGCATATATTGATTGAAAATATGAGGAAGTTAAATCCAACCCTTGAAGAATTACGAGAAGTCGTTGAAAAAGATACTAAGGGACGATTTGTTATTGATGAGTTATGTGATCCAGCACGTATTCGTGCTACACAAGGTCACTCAATCTATCTAGAAAACCCCATTGGCGAAGTAGTTGATGAATCAACTGAAATTCAAGTGGTTATTCATGGTACAACCGAAGAAGGATTTAAAGAAATTGAAAAGTGCAGAGAGCTTCGAAGTATGAGAAGAGAATATATTCACTTTGCAATTGAACAAAAACATGTACGTAGTAACAATAATACAACTGTTTTTTTGAGATTAAAGTTAAAGGAAGCACAAAATGCAGGTCATGTATTCATGTTGTCTACCAATGGCGTACTCCTATGTAAAGGTCCTTTGCCTGTTGAATTTGTTAATTGTGTGAAGTATGAAGATCTACTAGCATATTGGAAGGTATAAAAAAAAATTGAAATTTTTTTTTATTATTAAATCCATTAATATTTAATTCAATGAAAAGAAATCATCACAAATGCTAATCAGTGATGGTGAGATAGTCGGGGTATCTATTATCTTTTTTATGTTCTTGGTTTCTGGTCCGAGCGTGGATTTTGAAACCATAAAAAAACTGGGTGTGTTCTCTGTGTTGTTGGTTTTTGCGATGGTTAATCTTGACTATCGTATTCACCATGGCAACGGGAGGTATCAGTCGATAACACATGTTGGTACTTTATAATAAAAAATTGAAATAATTTTTTATTGTAAATCTCATTAATTTTATTTATGAAAAGCAAAAATGAACAATCAAATTTTTGTTTTTGGTCTCTTTTACGTCACGATTCTCCTATTATGCGAGTACAACAGAAGAATCTACAGCAGGATGTTCAATGCTTAATAATGCAAAAGTAGAAATAAGATTTTATTTATAATTTTTTTAACAATAAATAATATTTAATTTCTAAATATTAATTTATATATGAATTTGTTAAAAATATTAATTATATTGACTGTATTTCTTTTTGTTATATTTTTTATATTTTGTTCTATAAATGGTTATTATTGGGTAAATATAATTAATTTAATAATGTATAACAAAAAATACCCATTATTAAATGGTAATGAATATTTTCCAACTGACAAAAAATGGTGCAAAATGCTTAGAGATAATTATAAAGTTATAAGAGATGAATATATTGAATATACAAAACATAATACTTTAAAAAGACACGGAGATATAGATAATAATCAAAAAAGTATTGATACTACAAATATTCCTTGGCAAGTATTAATACTAAAAACATATAATAAAGAAACAAATAAAATAAAATATTTTCCTAAAACTTATAATTTGATTAAAAAAATTCCAAATTGTACATTAGCAATGTTTAGTGTATTATTACCTGGAAAAAAATTAGCTCCACATCAAGGACCTTATAATGGTGTTCTTAGATACCATCTGTCTTTGATAGTACCAAAAGCTCCAAAAAACGAGTTAAATGGATGTTTTTTAAAAGTTAATGATAAAAATCACTATTGGGATGAAGGATTGGATGTTTATTTTGATGATATGTATATGCATTCAGCAGAAAATAATACAGATTCAACTAGAGTTGTATTATTTTTAGATATTAAAAAAAAATTCGACAATATATTTTTAGATACAATTAACGATATATTATTTTATTATAGTGAATATAATGAAACAGTTTTAAATATTGTTAAAAATACAAATAATAGTTAAATATATTACAAATAAATCAGATTGACAAATAATATATAATAATATATTATAATGT